TGTATAGAAACTCCTCCTTCGGGTTCCAGAGACAAGTCCATCAGGCGCTCCGGACACTCGGTAGATTGTCCAAGAAGGGCTACAAGGAGCAGTCCTTGGAGTATATGACCAAGCAACTGGTCCGGGACGGCCTCACTGAAGAGCAGGCGAAGTCCGCCGCCGAGAAGAGGTACGAGAAATCCCTGGCCGGGGCTGTGACCCGTGTTGCGGTGTTCGGCTGGCTGATGGAGTTCGCCTGGAACCTCGGTTCCCACGCTGTTTATCTCTTGCTCGGTGACGATCCGGACGAGAAGAAGGCCATGTTGGAAGAGGATGCGAAGAAGGCCCTTTCTGGAGGAATGATCGAAGGTCTCGCCGGTGGTAGTGTGATAAGTGACCTCCTGGCGAAATTCGAGAACGGAGAGAGCATCTACGGGTACGATATGAATACCCTGCCTATCATGCAGGATATTAAGAATACTATTTCGCACTTCAACACCGACCCGGTGGCCGCGGCGAATGAGTTGGTTAACCTCGCTATCCAGATTGGTATCGGCACGAACCCCCAGACGCTCACGGATGCTATTGTGGCAATCGTGGACGCCTGCGACGGGAACTTCGAGACCTCGAAGGAAGCGATGCTGTGTATCCTCAGAATCCTCCAGGTCCCGCAGTCTCAGCTTGACCAGCTGATGATCGACGAGATCGGGATGACGGCGAGAGACGCGCAGAAACTCTCCTACGAGGAAGTGGCCCAGCGGTATGCCAACTACAAGCTGAAGCGCAACGCTCCGCTTACCGGTGACTTCTATTCACAGGAGTTGCTGGAGAAGCGGGAGAAGTCTCACAAGACTACCTTTAAGAAGAAAGTAAACGAAAGGAACAAACTCAAAGAAGAGTAATTATGATCAAGCAAATCCAATTACGCGGAATTTCTCACAGGCCCTCGGACAAGCTCACCCAGGACGGGGGCCTGGAAGAGTGCATCGACCTCCGGCTCGACAATCAGGAACTCGGGCCGGCCAAGGATGCCGTGAATGTGACTGACGAACTCGCCCCCGGGCTTTCTACCTCGGGGATTGACGTGATGTATATCCACAAGGGGAACGGGTACGCAAACTACATCGGGACAAAGGAAGTGTCCGAGGGGAATGTTAGGGTTACATATCTGGCGGCTTATGTGCATGACCCGGACAATCAGAACGCAAATGCTTCCGGCTGGGTGTGCAAGCTGATCCACTCGTTTCCTTCCGAGATTGATTCCATCACTTCGGTTGGAAATATGCTGATGGTGACTGTCCCCAGTCAGGGGCGGACATATTACGCTTTGTTCAAGGATAGGAGCTACAAGTATCTCGCATCGAAAGTCCCTCGTCCTTCTGTGCAGTTTAACACACAGCTATCGGCAATCACCCCGGATGTAACCATTCTTGACTGCAACGATGTCACTATCGACTGCATGAACGAGAGCGGAACAGCGCAAGTCCCTACGGCAAAGGAGTTGTGGGATTATACCCTTCGGAAGAGGTTTAGCGAAGGAGACGAGGGGTTACACGCAAGCACTTTCTTTAGGAATGTCCAGGAGACCTTTTGGGAGAAGATTAACAAAGAAAGAATCGTCGAGCGCGGTGACGGGAAATTCACTGCGCCGGTGCTGGCGAGGTACGCGCTCAAATTGTTCGACGGGTCATATATCTATGTATCCGAGCCTATCATTTTGAGCAGCGGGCATCATTCCCATGTGCTTCCGTTTGTCTGTAATCTTGGTGTCGCAGATTCAAGGGGAAGGTTTGCAATGACCATTGGCGTACAGGATGTGTTCTCGGTTGGTGTTTCTGCGTGGTTCGATAATGTATCTACAACGGACTGGGACGAGATTATCAGTTCTGTCGATGTGTTTCTATCGAATGATATTCTTGTGCCGAAGATAAACTCCGAGCCGGCGTCTGCGGATCAGCTTACATCACGGATGGTTGTGTCCGGGCTTACAATAAGCACTGACGATATTGAAATCAAGTTTAACGGAGCAACAGGGAGCATCAAGGAGGCGTTTGAAGCGAGGTATACGGAAGCGGCGAATTTCTATCTTGCTGCGAGCTATGACATAAAGAATCTTCCGAACAACAGGCCCCTTTCTCCGTATGAACAGGACGAGCTTGTGGTCAGGCAGAGACTGACTGAGGGGTATTCGCAAGATTTCTCGCCTTTTGGGGAGTTGAGTTCGTATAACAATCGGCTCGTTAGTGTATCCCAAAGGGTTACATTATCTCCGGGCGGCTATTTCCAGGCGTTCGTTCCTACCACGCCAGAATCATCCGTAATGTTCTCTCTCTTCTATCATGTCCGGGATTCATACGGAAACGAGAGGATTGTGCGAGGTGTGCAGGGAAGTGTGTTCCCTGAAACTATTCGCGCATATATCGCATATCCAGACCCGAAGTGTTTTCAGGCGGACTTGTATGTCGGCGCGGTCGATCCGTATACGCATCAAATAGTATATACAACGAAAGTCATTCTCCCGATGAAGGAACATCCGAGACTTAATTGCTCGTATGGTTTCTGGGGTCTCGACGAGCGCCTCGATACTCCCGTGGCCGGTGACGGTCGAAGCTCTGAAACGGCTGGTGATCTCCCCACGGAGAACCCGACATATTTCCAGTATGACAGGCTGATGCTGTCGGAAATGGATAACCCGTTTGTGTTTCCTCTCGGACAGAGACAGAGGTTTGCGGACAGGATTATCGGCGCTCTGCCGGCTACGATTGCGCTCTCCACGGGTCAGTTTGGCCAGTTCCCTCTGTATGTCTTTACGGAAGGTGGTATCTGGACTATCTCTTTGGATGATGAAGGAAAGATGGCTGCGTCGCATCCGGTTTCGAGGGATGTTGCCGTGGATGGGACTATCGCCCAGTTAGACCAAGCCATCGTCTTTGTGTCAAATCATGGCGTGATGATCCTGCAAGGCTCGCAGATTTCCTGCCTGTCTCCGTATATGGACGGCCCGCAGTACACCATCAATGGTATTGCCCCTGCCGGGAGCGCGTTGAGGGCTTCCCTCACGGCTGACGGCTACGGCTCCCTGTTTGGCCTCTCGCTGGATACAACCTCCTTCAAGAACTTCCTGAACGGCTGCAAGCCTCTGTATGACTACGAGAACAAACGGATTCTCCTGTTCAATCCTAACAAGGGTTATGCGTATGAGTGCGACCTTGAATCGCAGACATGGCGCAAGCACTCTCTTCCGGATACTTTCACAAGGGTTCTGAACGGCTATCCCAGCGCGTACTCATATATGAACGGAAAGATTTATGAGTGGTCTGTGAGACCGAACTTCAATGAACTGAACCCCACCGCAAGGAAAGGCTGGCTCCTTACCAGACCTTTTGATCTCGATGCGCCGGACATTCGGAAGAGCCTCAACAGCATCCGAATCAGGGGAGTGTATAACCACGCAGATGTGAAGTACATTCTTCTCGGTTCGATGAATGGCATCCAGTGGCAGCGGCTCACATCTTTGCGGGGCGGGTCATACAAGTCATTCCGGATACTCATTCTCACAAACTTTACCCCAGGGGAAAAACTATCGTGGATTGACATTGACTTCGAGACACGATTTGGCAACAAACTGCGGTAAGTTGGTGAAATATAGACTACGGGGGCGATTATTCGTCCCCATTTTCGTATCGAACAAAAGTATATGATTATGAAACAGGACATTCTTTATTGGCTGAAACAGATTTTCGAGGCGATCGGCAAGGTCGCGTCCGTCCAGCGCAATCAGGCGGACTGGAACGAGGCCGACAGCTCGGAGGCATCGTTTATCAAGAACAAGCCCGCAATCCCTGTCGGGATGATCGTTTCCGGTACGGTACTCACGGATGAGTTTACCCCCGGCTCCGGTCAGCCTACTCTGGCGCAGGCCGCGGCGAAGGTTGCCGCCGGCTGCGCCGTGTATCTGAAATACACGGACAACGAGGTGGACTGCTATGAGGCAGTTCTGTTTGCCAGTTCCGCGAAGATCGAGACAAAGAATCTCTCTTGGGAATAGTATGGAATGGCTTGATTCACTCGTCGGAGCGCTCGGTGGAGGTTTGCTCTCCATCCTGGGCAGCATCGTATATTTCCGACCTAAACTGAAAGAAGCGAAGGCCGCTGCCAAGAAAGCGGAGACCGAGGCTTCGTCTATGGAATACGCGCATTTGCTTGAACGCATCAAAAATGCGGAGGAACTCTATCAGAAACAAGGGGAAACGATCGACGATCTTCGCAAGAAAGTCCTCGAACTCGGAAAGGAGAAGATGGAGCGCGACGAGAAGATTCAGTCTCTCGAAATCCAGAACAAGAAACTGACGAATCGAGTGAACGAGCTTTCCAAAGAAATCGAAGCATACAAGGTTATCGCAAAGGGTTAACTGGTTTCATTCATGGGTTAATTAAGTGGGAGGCAGGGCGGTTGAGACAATCCCCCTGTCTTTTTAAGTTTCAGAATATGGGAAAGTACAAGTATTTCGAGCTGTCGGAGTTCATCAAGTCCGACAAAGCTGAAAAGAAGAAGATTGACAACACTCCTTCTTTTGAAATCGTGGATCATCTTAACGAGCTTGTTAAGAATTTCCTCGAACCTCTCCGCGCGGCCTGGGGCAAACCTATCCGCGTCACCTCCGGTTATCGGTGCGATGCGCTCAACAAGGAGGTTAAAGGCTCTTCTACCAGTGTTCACAAACTTGGCTATGCCGCAGACCTCCAGAGCGGGAACTATGAAGAGTTCCGCGACTTCGTGGTCGAGTGGGCCAAGAAGAACAGGATAAAGTTCGACCAGATCATCAAAGAATCCGACGGAAAGACGAATTGGATTCATGTTGGATTGAAGAACAACCTCGGCCAGCAAAGAGGCCAGATTAAAGTGATGAATGTTTAAAAAATTTAGATATGGAAGAGACAAGAGTTGGCTCCATCGTGAGCAGCCAGATCGGGCGCATGGGTTCGGTCTCCTACACAGACGGGGTTTTCCGTCTGCCGAACAACACACCTTTCAACATCAAGAACGATGGTGACGAAGCGGTAGAGCTGACCGTGGTGCTCGACAAGATGGCTGACGGAACTTCCGTCACCACCAAGTTTGAGCCGGGCTGGAATCCCGAGATTGTAAAGGCAATCCTGGGCGGCGATGTCACCAACATCAAATGGGGTTATTAGTATGGGAATCATCATCGGAATCCGCGCCGGCATAGGTGGCGGAAAAAGGAAACCCGACAAGTGGCTCGATCCAGTGTCCGCTGAGTTCACCCGGCGGACATCGGGAGGGAGTTTGAGTGTCGGCAGCAGGGCCAAGATTGGTTCTGTGAAGGGCCGCACTCTGGTGTGGAATCAGATGGTGAAGAACGGAGATTTCGGGACGGGGGATATTTCGGGCTGGACAAAAACAACCGGCCTGGATGCTGTTGTAAACAACGGAGTCTGCGAGATGACCAAGAGCGAGACCGGCGGAAAGTATATCGGCCAGACAGTCTCACTCATTAAGGATCACAAGTATTTTTTCGCATTCGACCTGAAAGCATACAACAACAAGATTCTGGTCTTTATTCGTGATGCAGATGCTGACGAGTATTATGGTCGCACAACCATATCTTCCGGTTTCGACGAGTTCCACAGGATACAGAAGCTCTTTGTGGCGGTGGCCGACAAATCAAACGCCCAGATTCGGATAAATGATAACAACACCTCCAATTTCCAGACCTACTATGTGAGGAACGTGATGCTCATCGACCTCACATTGCTTGGTCTGGATTACCTCGAAACGGCTGAGGACTTCGCAAAACTCTTTCCCGATGACTACTACCCTTCGACATACACGGGGAGCAATTACGCGGCCTTCACCCCCTATCTCGTCAATAACATCGCCTCTGCGATCAAGACCACCGGGTTCAACCAGTGGGATGAGCAGTGGGAGAACGGTTCTTTGGATTTGAATACCGGAGAAGAGACACATTCTACTACACGAATCAGGAGCAAGAACTTCTGCAAGTGCTTCCCGAATGTGGACTACTTTGTTAAAACTCCGTCGAGTTCGGTCTATGTATATGTGCTGTTCTATGATTCCAGGAAGAATTTCATCGGGAATGTTCTTGGCAAAAATACGATAAGGAAAACCCCAGAGAACGCGGTGTATTTCAAGATCCGTTCTAACTCGGCAAACGAAATCATCACATATAACAATGACATCTGCATCAACTACTCATGCTCCAGGAACGGAGAGTATCAGCGGTACTGGGAAAACTCCCTTGCCTTGAACCTCACCACTCTTACGGGTAAGTTGAGCGGACAGAGTCCTGTTGTGATCTTCCCGGACGGGATGAAGTCCGTCGGGAACATCTACGATGAGCTGACAAAGACCACGGCCACGAAGCGAATCGAGGTTGTAGACGCAGGGGAGCTTTCATGGACTTACAATTCCAACAACACAAGATTCTATGCACAACTTCCGACTGCAAAGATGGGCGGCAAAATCTTGTGTTTAGGTTATACTTCTGTGTCCGCATCCGCCATCCTTTCCCAAGACAAGACCATTGCGATAAGCGGTGTCGCTCATAGTTTGATGCTGAATGATACTTCGTTCGACGGAGACGCAGCGGCGCTTACATTAGCGCTGGCCGGCATGAAAATTTACTATGAACTCGACGAGCCGGAGGTCTATACCCTCGATTCCCCGCTCTCCGTGTCTTACAGGGTTGATAGCTTCGGAACGGAAGAGAGGCTTCCCGCTGACACTCCGAGCGAGCTGTCCGCGCCCATCAGGATCGAGGTAAGCTATACGGAGCCTAAACCCAAGGATATTAAACCCGTCCTCTCCGGGCCGCTTCTCGGCTCCGGCGGTGACAATAACGAAACACAATATGAAACAGATTCTTGAATTAATTGGACTGGCCGGATGCGCCCTTGGATTCCTGGGCGGCATCCTTGTCTGCCTCCTTTGCGGAGACTACTGGTTCATTGCCATCGGTATCGGCGTTCTCGGATACACGGCTTTTCCGAGGTGCAAGGGCTGGTGGGACGATCTCAACTGCAAGTTTAAGACCTTGCGTAAAGAAGATGCGTAAGGTTCTTCAATGGTTCATAGTGGCCGCGCTCGTCGCGGCCTCTATCTTCCTTGCCTTCTCCAACAGGAGGGAGTATGATAGGGGCTACAAAGATGCCCTTGCGTCCATCAAACCCGATACGGAGTATGTGGAGAAGGAAATCTACATAGACAAGCCCGTCCCGGTCACCGAATACAAGGACACGGGGAGGGTTGTGGAAATCTTAATCCACGATACAACTATCTTCTATCTTCCGGCTGAGGTGAAGCAGTATTCTGACCCAGCGAAGGAACTCTACGAGTTACAGATTTCGGGGATAGAACCGAACCTCGACTGGATCAAGGTACACGAAAAAACGGCGTACATCAATGTCCCTGTACCCGAGTACAAGTACCCGAAACTCTTTGTCTCTCCCGAGATCCGAGCCTTTGTCCTTCCTGGCTCCGCAGGGGCAGGAGGTGGGATTGGCGTTGATTACTGGAAAGGCCGCTGGCAGCTCTCCGCGAGCGGAGGGTATGCGGTGGACTTCACCAACAAGGTGAACACCGGCCCCTATGCGGTTGTGACGGCCAAGTACAACCTTTTCCGTTGGTGAAAGATAGACTACAATAACCATTTTGAATACAAATATTTGCGCGTAAACTGCAAATAGTATGATCAAGGCCGAACATCTGAATAAATTCGATTACTCCGTATCTGAAATGGACTCCGTGAAGGCCCGTGAGAAAGAACTGCGGCTGAAAGGGAGCGACCCGCAGCTTCTTCACAGGTGCGAGGTGGTCTGGAACAATCTCGACGAGTTCCGTCACGAAAGGGCGCGAAGCGAAAGATTCTGTTACGGAGACCAGTGGGGAGATATAATTGAAATCAACGGCAAGAAAATGACCTATCGCCAGTATCTTTTGGATACTGGAAATGTGGCCATTCAAGCCAATCAGATTAAAAACAGGGTAGAGACTATCGTGGGTCAGATGGTAAAAGAGCAGATGGAGCCTGTCTGCCATACCTACGATAGAAACGAGCAGCAGTACGGAGAGGTAATGACCGCGGCCCTGCAAGCGAACTGCCACAAAAACGAACTGATGGAGCTGAAGAAGCTCTGGATGCGAGAAGTGAATTTGGGTGGTTTGGCTGTTGCGTATGAATCCTATGACAATCATTCCGGACCGAATGGAATGCCGGATTCCTGGACGCAGTTCATCAATCCGAATCTGTTTTTCTTTGAATCCGAATCGGTTGATCCGCGATTCTGGGACACGTCCCTCGTGGGAAGGTTTTTCTATGGTTCTTTTGAGGATATTATTGCGAAGTTCTCCCACTCTCCGAGTGACTACAACAAACTGAGGGCTATCTACCACAATCAGGCTTCCGCTTTCCGCCAGGAAGAAAGCAGGGAAATCAATGACCGGTTTGAGGACGGGGATATTGTATTCATGAAGTCCGGAGACCCTACAAGATGTTATGTCTGCGAGGTGTGGACGAAAGAGACCCGCGCAAGAATCAGACTTTGGGACAAGAACACCGGAACAGAAGAAATCATCGACGCGGACGATTTCTCGTACAGAAAAGAAATCAAGGCCGAGAACCTTCGGAGAAAGAAGATGGCCGAGGGCTTTTCGGAAGAAGAAATCCCCTACATCGTAGGAGATGGTTTTGGAACGGAGGATGAGAAAAATGGTTTCTTCAACGAAACAATTTGGTACTGCCGGTTCCTCGCTCCGGACGGAACTATACTTTGGGAGGGCGAATCTCCATACGCGGATAAAAGCCATCCGTTCTGTGTCTGTATGTTCCCCTTCGTGGACGGGAAACTGGTGGGATATATGAACGATGCGATTGATCATAACCTCGCTATGAACCGGGCCGTTGTCTTGCATGACTGGCTTTTGAGGGCGCAGCATAAAGGTATGACCGTTGTCCCGAAATCTATTCTTGGCGATTTGTCTCCGGAACAATTTGCTAAAAGCTGGACTTCCATTGACGATATTTTATTCTTGGATATTGACGAATCGAAGAAAGACCTCTTCCCGCAAGTATTCCACGGCCCGGCGCTGGCTTTCGATGTCGGTGCGCTGTTGGCGGCTTACTCAAAGCTGATGGATCAGGGAACGCCCGTCAATGCAGCCTTACAAGGAAAAACCCCGAACTCGGGTACTTCGGGTGCGCTGTACGCACAAATGACCACCAACGCCAGCACTCCTATCGCGGCCCTGATGGATGCCTTCAATAAGTTCGTGGAGAAACTTCTTAACAAGAAGATGAAAAATATATCCATGTTCTACACTCCCGACAGGTATGAGAAGATCGCCGGCCAGATAGATGGTATCTTCGACAACGAGAACCTGAATCTGAACGAGGTGGGGAACATGGAATACGATTTGAAGATCAAGGAATCCAGCGATACTCCAGTGTTCCGGGCGCAGACCAACCAAGACCTCAAAGAGTTCCTTGCCGCAGGGCTTATCACGATGGAAGAGTTTCTTGAAAACGCGGATGTCCCGTATTCAGACAGGATTCTCCAGGGCCGTCAGGCGAGACAGGCAGAAATGGAAGCCGCCGCGCAGGGGATTCCAACAGGCGGCGGCGCTCCGGAAGAACAGCCCCAGGGGATTGCCCAGGGTGTTCGGCTCCCGCAACCGATGATTAAATGAGTTTAGCCATCCGCAGGCGTTGTTTGATGAAAGCAGCCCTGCGGATTTCCATTTCCTTCTTGGTCATTCCGTTCTTTTCAAACTTGTCGGGGGTGTAATAGTAGCACCTCTGTTTGAGGGTGTTCATCGTCAGAAGCCGGGCCTTTGTGCCGTAAACCCTCTTCTCGAGTTTGAACTGCGGTTTGTCATAGGTCACAAGGTGATCCGGATGCCACGAATTTGCGGCAAGATAGATTGTCCGTTTTTCAACTTTGTGTCTCTGTTCGGCGGCTCTCACGCCGATTCTGTAAGTCCGTCGCGCCCAGAGGGTGACGAAGAAGATGGAGAGCTTTCTGAAAATCTTTTTCATATAATTACATATTGGTAAGTCCTGCCGTGTCCCCGCGTACCTCGGTTTTCTGTTCTACGGGGGTTTCCTTTATCCAGGTTGGGGGAGGTAGTTCCTTGTAACAAATCCACAGGCCGATAGCTCGTGACATGACTTCATCATCGTGCTTGCCGTGTTCGGCATTCGCTTTTCCGTGATCCTCCATGTAGGAGGCCATTTCGTTGCAGCAGATGATAGAAGGCTCGTCCCAGAGATCGTCTCTCAAACACTCTTTCATGAAGTTGATAATCTTCGGCTTGGTGGAGGTGTTGGTATGGAAACCCCACTTGAAGGTGATTCCTTTCTTCATGTCGGCCTCGGATGCCTTTCTCATGTAAAGATTTTTGTAAATCTTCGAGACAATATCCAAGATGTACTCGAACGAATCCAGACCATTGTTCCTCTCTGCGTCCATCGCCTCCATCGTGTTGGATTCTATGACCAGCAGGGCGTTCTGATACCAGCTTGCGAGCCTTGCGGCATCGTAGGCTTGCGTGTCCGGGTCGGCCTTGTAATTCATCTCGGCCACAACTCCGGGTTTCCCGTTCAGGCCGAAGTCCTCCATCATCAGAAGCCTGTCAAAGACAGTGATGCTCGCAGGGTCGGCTCCCTCGCTCGCGCCCCTTCTCGGGTCGAGGACAACTACATATCTGTCTTTGACCGGAGAATCGTCGGGCATTTCCCAGATTCTGAGGTCTCCTGTGGAGTTCTGGACGAATCTGATGTTCTCCAGAGCTTCCTTGCCCTTCGTGCCATTTGCAATCAGGTCTCCGACATAGGAAGGCTCTCGGCAAAGCTGGCTCTTTGCGTGGACGAGGAACGGGTCGAAAACATGGTTTCCTGCCGTGAAGAAAGCCTGGTCGGGTGTCTCCGGGGCTTCGTTGCACATCTTCGCAAAGGACTGGCGCAATCGTTTGTTTCTGTACCAGTTGATGTGTTCGAGGGTAGAACCCATTTCCAACAGCCAGTAGTAATACTTTCCCGAATCCTTCCACTTGCCGTTAGGCGTGTCCTCGTCTTTGTGGGAAAAGAGCCATTCGACGAACTCTTCCAGATCGTCTATCTTTCTACTATCATAGATAATATCCCTCGAAGGGACGAACACTTGCTGATAACCGCCCTTGTTGTCATAACAGGACTTCCAGACCTCGGCAAAGTAATCGTCGGAACTCTTGGCCGTGGATTCCATAACGCGCATGGTATCCTCGCTTTCGGTCATACCGCCTTCGATGTCGGCAATAATATCCTCGGCCTGTTTGCCCGGGGTGTTGGGCCATACACCTACTTCCGAATAGTGTGCGCCGGAAATATCCTTGGAACGGAGCGTGTCTGGTTTCTCCGCGGTTCCTATGTAGATGAACCCCTCGAGGACTTGCCTGTTCTCGTTGTCTTTCAGTGTGTATGAGTGTCCGGCTGAATCGGCCTGGGCCAAGCGCAGCTCAACTCCGTCCGGCAGGCCCAAGTCCCAGGCGGGGTAGTCTTTGATCGTCCGCTTCAACATCGTCAGGATGGTTTCGGAAGCGGATGATGTGTGCGCCGCTATGGAGAAAGAGTGAAACTCGTTCCACTTCGCCTGTATCCAGAACTGGAAGAAGAAACAGAATGTAGATCCACCCCACTGACGGGCTTTCAGGATAATCAGGGAGATAGGCTCTCCATCTTGCATCATCCTCTCGCAGATTCCAAGGACAGAGAGCTGGGGAAGGTTCAGCTTGAAGCGGATTCGTTTCTTGGCGGTCTTGTGCTTGATCTTGATGCAGAAGTAGGCCCAGTATATGAAATCGTACTTATGGCGAATCCGTCTCAACTGCCGCTCTATGTCAAACGGAGTTGGCGTGTTGGTGTTCCATTTCCGCGACTTTATGTATTTCTTGATACTTCCTGCCTCGACGATACCCTTTACCAGCTCGTTCTCCATCATCCTCTCTGGTACATACTGAACAGGGATTGCGAAGTCTTGGATTTCAAGTTTTATTCTTTTGTTCCCGGTAAGCTCTTCCACGCCCTCGCCGGTCACGGGATCGTACTCGGCCCGCAACCTCTTCCACCTCTTCTCGTTTTCTTCGAGGATTCGCCTATATGTATCTTTGGGTATCACGGAGAATGTCTTTTTTTAACCGGCGGAAAGAGGAAATCCCCATCCCCAGGAGGAAAGAGAAGATATGCGTTGTCGCGCTAAATCTCGGGATGAACACCAAACCGAGGGTTACAATCAGAAAGACTATCACGGATGCCTGTTTCCACCAAGGGGATGATAGTTTCGGGGTTCTCATTCCAAGTTGTGCGTAAAGGATATTCGAGAACCCTATCACCGGCCTGAACGAAAGGGGATAGACAAGTATCGCAATCAGATAGGACAGGATCAAGTCCTTCGGTGAGATTTTCTTGTAGATAGTAAAAATCGCTATTGAATTGACGGCTAAATGCCACCAGTTCGCGTGAAAAAACGAGTAAGACAGGGCGCGTTGCATATACGGCGCGTCCAGAAGCCATTCGTGGGGGAAGAAATTCAACCCCACAAGGATAAGTATGATGATCACGCGCCCCATCCCATCTGTGATTTCGTTTCTTCTATCTCTTCCGCGAGCATCCGTCTGATGGCCTCCGGCTCCATGTAGAACTCCGGGGCCGGCCTCTGGACTAACTCGTCCATGATGTCTATACAGGATCGCTTGTTGTCGGGGTGGGATTCAAGGTATTCCTTGTAGTCATTCCAAAGTCTCCGGAGCAACCTTCTCTGTGATGCGTTGAAATGGACAAGAGACCTATTGGCCTTAATCCATCCAATCCCCTTGTATGCTTGTTCTGGGCTAATGTAGAAACACGGGGCCGGTTGTGTGCTTAACCATTCGCTTGCCTTTCGTAGAGAGGTAAAACGCCCCTCCAGAAGCCCCTGTTTGTAGAGAGAGTAGAGGCCCTTCCGCTTTAATTGTTTCAAACGAGTGTCCCTCATTTAACCCAAGCGGTAGTCCTCAAACGCAATTATAGCAATTATTTGTCACAAACAAGGGATTTGGGGAAAAATAGACTACTGGAACAAAGAGATAGGGGTATTTTCGGCGCAAAGAAACTTTTTTGATATGGCTGAAAAGAAAAATTCACGGCAGAAACTGCTGGAACGGGTGCGGGCGAAATACCCCGACCGGACTTTCGCTGATCTCGGCGTGGAACAGGAAGGCGCTGCTGACCTGGACGATGCTATCGACGAGATGCTGGAAGAGTATTCTACCAGACAGGCAACCTACGATGAGAATGACAACAAGCTGAAATCCCTTCTCGGGACTGACCCCGACATCGCCGAGGTCATCCAGTCCTGGGTGGAGACCGGTGACCCCCGTGTGGCAATCGTCGATAAGTTCGGCGATGAACTCGGCATGAGTGACGAGGCCAAGGAGAAGTTCAAGACCAACCTCGCCGGCTGGAAGGAGAGAAGGGCGCAGAATGACGCGCTTTCCGCTGAAGCCGAGAGCAACTGGGAGAACTCCCTGAATGCGCTCGAAGAGTGGGGCAACGCCAAGAACCTCTCTCTTGAACAGAAGCGCGATGTGATGCTCCGTCTCCTTGCGGTCACTTTCAATGGCATGGTGAATAAGTACGGCCCGGAGGATTTCGACATGGCCCTTCGTTCGATGAACTATGACACTGATGTGGCCGCTGCCCGCGCCGCCGGAGAGGTGGCCGGCAGAAACGCCAAGATTGCCGCCGAGAGACGGGTGCGCTCCGAGGCGAACACGATGCCTCCTGCTGTTGGCAATCAGGGTGGCCGCGCCGCGGAGAAGAAGCCGACAACCAAGAATAACAGCCCCTGGGCTGGTGTGAAATAAACCATTAAAACTATATGGGTATGTTCAAATTTCTGAAAACTCACAAGATGGGCGTGCTGTCCGCTCTGCTTGTGATTGCCGCGGCTCTGCTGGGTGCAGATCCCGGCTTTGCTATGGCAGTCGATCCGGTGGAGCTGGCACCCGATCCCAATCCTTCCACCAATATGGAGACTTACGATGCCTCCAACAATCCCGAGGGCCGTCCCGCTGAAGAGGCTTTGCAGACCGACGAACAGGGCGGCAATACACAGCTCCAGGGCAAGGGTGCTACGGCTACCGATGTCCGCGACGCGGGTCTTGAAGCGGAAGACTACGATAAGGATGTGGACGAGTTCCGTCCTTTCGCCTTCCCGATCGAGACCTACATCGCCCGTCAGTGCCGTCCTGTCAAAGTCCACAACCCGGAGCATGGCCACTGGCGCACTGGTTCCGCTGACCTCACCGCCGTCTTTGCCGGTAACTCCGGTAATGCCATTACCATCACCGCCGGTTCCGATACCGCCGCGCTTGGCTCCGGCCAGCCGAAGCTGTTTGTCTGGGCCAAGCGGATTCTGTCCATTCCCGTGGCCTCCTTCGATAATCCGGAGTGCCTTACCGAGTGTTCTTCTGTCTGTGTGCGCGGCGTTGCCGGCTTCAAGAAAGACGAATCCGGTAATCAGATCGCGGACGGCGATATGCAGCTGTATGTGCTGAACCACAAGGATACAGACGAGTACATCAAGTTCCTCGTTACCAATCCTCCGGAGGACACCACTACGCCGCAGACCGTCACCATCCCGGCCAACGCGAACTTCCTTGTCATGGCTACCGCCGGTTCTGAATCCCAGATGCACGTTGCCCCCGAGACCTTCCTGCCGGAGAAGAGTATTGTCTATCTCCAGAAGAAGATCGAGACCGTAGTCATTACTGACAAGCTGGAAGAGCAGATCAAGAAGGTTCCTCATACCAAGGATCGCATCATGGCCAACGCCGAGTACAACTTCAAGCGCAAGTGCGCCCGCTCCCACTGGAATGGCTCGATGTTCAAGAAACAGGTCTGGGTGGAAGAGGTCAATGGCCGCGAGGATGTGTACTTCGAGAATGGTATCATCCGACAGCTGAATATGCTCTACACACTCTCGGGTAACGAGATGACAGACGATGATCTCCTTGCAATCACAACCCTCCAGTTCACGGAGAACTCCATGTCCGACGAGGCTACGGTGTTCTGTGGCAAGAAGGCTATGCAGCGACTTATCCGTCTGGTGAACTCCGCAGACAAGTACAAGGATGTCGGCAAGGTCGAGGTCAATGACTATGGTATCAAGGTGCGTAACTATCGTGACAACTTCGGCTCGCTCGAGTTTGTTTACGATCCGACCCTGAACGATATTGGCTTCGATGAGGCTATGGTTGTTGTCGATCTCAAACACGCGACCCGCCCGTACATCGTGAGTGACAAGCGCACATCCCGTGATATGTCCAAGACCGGCGAGGCCCGCGAAGCCAAGGAATACAACCTTGTCCGCGAGGACTGCGTGGCGCTGAATGGTTTCAACTCCATGCTTATTGTCCCTTCCTCGATGGTTCTTTCGTCCGCCAACCTCGGTGGTATCCAGGGTTCCTTCGTCTCCGTGAGCGCCCTGCCTACCGGCTCCGCCCTCACCGCTGCCGCGAAGCTCCTGAAATACTACCTGACCGCCGACGATACCTCCGCCAACTTCAAGGCCGGTGATGTGGTCGAGTGGGATACCGACCTCAATGGCTGGGTCAAGTTCCAGGGACTTGTCCGCGCCTAATTTCTTATGCGGGGCAGGAAACGCCTGCCCCGCTTTTTCTTAAAAACTATCTATTATGCTTAAAATTTACGGAATCCACGGAAAGACGCAGGCAATCCTCAAATTCCCATTGAACGATGGCAAGGCGTGGCTGTCCTGCGAGTTCGCGCACGGGCGTATCGGTGCCGGTATGGGCAATCGTCCTGCGACCTATGCTACCGCCGATGAAACCGAACAGAACATCATCCAGAACAGCGATTTCTTCAAGTCAGGCTATGTTCATCTCTTCCGTACCAGCGGCACAGAGACCAAGAACTCTGCCCCGGAGCCGGTTGTTGAGCCGAAGTATGTTTCTGATGTGTACTCCCGTGAAGAGGCTATCCAGTACCTCAAATCCAACGGAGCCAAGGCAACCAACCTCAAAGACGATGAGGCCATCAAGAAATTTATGGCCAAGATCAATGTCGAATTTCCTAACTTCTCGTTCTGATGACAACAATCACTCCAGCAGCTGCCGTGGTACTCGTCCGCAAGAACCTCGACGAGCTTGACCCCAATGGCTCCGTGATGTATAGTGGAGAGGACAACACTTCGCTTGACAATATTATCAAGCGAATGTTACCAGAAGCTATCAACATGGTGCATCTGGCGGCACCTATTCAGATGCTGGAAGGGAAGCAGGGAACGATTTCAAACCCGTCTGTAACTGACGGGGTACTTTCCTTTTCAACCAACAATTTCCTTCGGCTGGTGTCTTTCAAGGCATCAGATTCTGATATAGTCATAACTGACCCTATCCCCGAAGCCTCCCCCGAAGGGAGGAAACAACTGAACCCGTACATCCGGGGGCGTTACGATCGTCCCCGGCTTGTGCGGCTTCAAGCGCAGGATTCTTTCAGATACTATTCGCTGAAAGAGGCCACTACCGCATCAGACGCGGTGAGTGTTTTCCTTGTTGTAGAGGAACAGACCTACAACGCAGATGCAGCGAATTATGAGATTTCATACCGCCTGCGTCAGAACATCATCGACTGCCTCACTGCCAAAGTGATGGAAACCTACAATGACCAGCGGGCGCAGTCCTTCTACCAGAAAGCAAACGATTTCAAATAATATAGACAATGACAACTATTCGCATCGGTAATGACATCTTCGTGGTGTGGAAAGTGTTTTCCCGGAACGGCATGAGGTTCTCGCTGGAGAACCAAAACATTCGTATCTGGCTCTCTTCCGGCCCGTTCAAGATGGAGATCA